TCCTAGCGGTTCTCCGTCAGGATGTCGCCCTCACTCTGCGCGAACGAGAACATGTTTACCTCGGCGCCGAAGAAGAGGTCGCTTGCCCCGGACGGGTAGGTGATCAACTCGTCGAAGTCGCCGGTCTGAGAAATGTTAGCGACGAAGTGATTTACCTCGTCGGACGCGGGGGACGGCATCTGATGAACCTCGACATTCACGCCGCCGCCGGACTGGTCGCCGAAGATCAGGTAATTCCCTGCCTGCGTCTCAATGGCGAGGCGAACTTCGTTGTTGTTGTTGTCCTCGGTGCGCAGGTTCGACAGCGCCGTCTGGTCATAGAACATCGGCACCGTCACGTCCAGAAGACCCGCGATGTAAAACGGAAGCCCCCGCGCATTCTCGCGGGAGATGATGTCGTGGTCTTCGCTGAAGTTGCCGAGCGGCTCGGAGAGCTCGGTCCAGCTGCCGTCGGAATCAGTGTCGGGGTTATCCGTCGCACCCGTGTCGGTGTCGTACCAGACCGTTTTAAAGTCCGGACGGACGGCCGTCACAGGAAGCACGTTGGCCTTGAGCCCTGAGACGACTGTATCGGAGCTACTCTTCCACGTGATCGTGACCTCCACGTCGTTTCGGCTCGTCATGAGAGGGCTCAGGGCCGAAAGGGCACCTGATTCCAAAATCCGAAACGAGGGCTCCTTTCGATAGCCTCGCCGCCGATCAAGACCCTCGAGGACAGTGACCGTGTCGGGGTTGTCATCGAGAGACCCGTCAGTCGTGATATTGGACTGAAACGTCTCGGTCGTTGACCCGCCGTCTCCGGTGTTGTCAAATTGAATTTCTTCTACGATCTGGTCGGACATGACAGTAAGCTACAGGTTGGGATCAATGGTTCGGCAAAGCTTCGGTGCGGACGATCTGGGCAACGTTGTTGACTGGCGCAGTGCCGAGTTGGGCGTCGGCCTCCTCGCCCTCCACCACGTCGTAAGTAAAGCCCTCTTTCAACGTGTACGTGAGACTCCGCATCTCGCCGTGCGGGGCCTCCTGCTCCATCTGAAGCACGTGCGTCTTGCGCGGCGTATAAGTGTCTCGCGTCTCGTCTTCAGAGTCCCCCGAAGACGGCTCTGTGGTAGTCGTGTCGGGCTTTTCGTCTGGCATAGGTGGGTTTGCTGGCTCGTGTCAGGTCTGAAGGTCACGCTCGCTGCGGCGGAAGCTAATCGGGATCGTCTGTCCCACCCACGGGGCCTGCCGGCCGCCCCCCTCCAGCTTCTGGATGTCGCCGGTGTGCTGGGTCTGAACACCGAAGTTCGTGCCGTTTCGCCGCCCGGCCCCAAAGATGCGTTTCACCGCGTCCATGATGTCGTCGAGCTGCTCCCCGCGCGCCGCGCCGATCACGGCGTCCATCGAGTCGATGACGGCGATCACGGACACCTCAATGTCTATGATGCGCCCAAGCGCATTCTCGGTCAGCGACGTGGGCCGGTCTTGCAGGTCACTCGCAAACGAGTATCCGACCGCGATTCCAGTGCCTCGCGTGGTGGCGTACACGTCGCCTGCAACCAGCACGTCGACAAGGTAGCGACTTACGCTCTCGACCACAGGGGAGCTATTGAGCGGGCTCAGGTTGCCGTTCGCGTCGTCGTCAATAGCCGTAGCCGCGCCCGTCGACCCTAAGAGGTCAAACTCCAGGGCCGCCTCGACCCGACGCATAATGTGCTGAGTTGGGGTATAGCTCATACTGATCAAAACAGTTGGATCTCAACGCGTCGGCGCCGGTCCTCTGGAAGCTCTCGCCGAATGCCACCTGTCACGCGATTGCCGACAGCGTTTGTGATTCGTGTCTGCTCGTTGGACGTGACCCCAAACCAGTCGCGTTGCGGCATGCGCCCCGTGCCCTCAATGTGGTATCGCCCAATCCGGCGGTTGCGAGAGCCCTTCAGATTCACCGTCGCCCCGAAAGAAACCTCATCCTGGCCCACAAAGCGCCCACTGCTTTGGCCACGAAACTGCCCGCCGCCGGGCGGCCCTGCGGCCGGGTCAAACTCGACGTCGCCGCTCGTGCGGATCGAGAGCGAGCGGAGCATCTGGCCGCTCTCCTCCAGGGTCACCGGCGAAAACCGCCCCTTCTTCTGCGCGGTGCTCGGCGCGTAGGGCGCAAACTGATTGCCGTGCCGGTCTATGCCTTTCCGCGTCCGCGTGCGAATGAATCGGCGGGCCATCCGGGCCCCCTTCTCCATCGCGCCGCTGGACGTAGCTCCCTCCAAGGCGCGGCGCTTACTGTCCTCCACCATGTCGGCAAGGCGTCCCATAGCGAGCGCTCATCAAGTCGTGGACATCGTAGACGCAAATGCCCCCGCCCCAGCCGGAGACGGTTGATTCGTGTACCCGAGCACGTGGGGAGCAATGCTCCCAAATGCTTTTGCCCAGGCTTTTAACCGGCTCGCAAAGCGGCCGGACCGTTCGGCGGTGCGTCCACTCTGAATGACGGCGTCATCGTCTGCGAACAGGTCTAAGAAGGCCAGGGCAAACCCTCGTTGCAATCGTCCGTCGAGGGTCGCGTCGTCGGCCAAGGCGTCGAGTAGGACGTCGGGTCCGCCAGCATCGTCGACGAATGCAGCCAAGCCCCCCGCCTTGAAAAGCATGTCCTCAAGACGGCCTTTCGCCGCCTGCTCACGCTCGCTGGTCATCAGGCTTTGGTCAAAGCCGCCAGACTGCCGGTCTGTGAGCAAGTTTTCCGCGAGCCCCTTCACCTCCGCCATGCTCAATGTCATGTCAGCCCAGGCGCCCATAAGGGTTACCTACTGCTCCGCGTCTCTGATATCATCGATCGTGGCGCTTCCGACGCCGTACACCTCCTCTAGCTCTTCGTCAGAGGCCGCCTTTACCTCTTGCAGGGTTTCGAATCCTGCATCCCGGAACCTGTCGGCTATGATGTCGCCAACGACTTCCGTAAGTGGGTCGTGCTCCTCCTCGTTGGACTTGTTCCCCCGAATCTCCAAGTTTTCCTCGGAGAGATCCGGAAACTTGCCGCCCTCTCCCAGCTCAGCCCGCAGCGCCTGCAACTCTTCGCCGGTAAGCTCTACGAACTCGCCGCGCAGGCGCTTGGACGGGTCAGCCCCCGGCACCTCGATCCCAACGCCGATTCGGAACGTATCTGTGAGGCGGACCTCTGGCATCAGATTAGTGGCTCAATGAGCAGGTTAACTCGTGGCAACCTTGCGGCTCTGATTGGCGTCCCCGCGCACTGGCTTGAACGCGCCCTGCCCGACGCGACCGTCGGCGACACCCATCACACGCGGGTCTTCCACATCGAACATCGTCGCGTCGCGGAACTGGGCCCATACGTTTTTCCGACCGTTCAGCGTGATGTACCAGTCGCCATCCGGCACTCGCGGGCTTCCGATCGGCGTCACGTCGAAGTCATCATCAATCTCGGCGACGGAGTTTGAGTTCGGAAGCGTGAGGCGCGCTGTAAGGGCCGTATTGATCCGCTCCTTAAAGTCGCGGTTGTGCGAGTTGTAGAGGAGCGTAAACTGCGGGTTATCGATTGTCTCCTCTGTCTGCTCGCCGGACTGGTCCGAGGTGTCTTGGTAGATGGCCTGCTGGATGTCGGTCATCGCCTGGTTGAGTGTGGCGATGTCGTTTCGCAGGCTGACGCCCCCCGAATTGTCGGCATCTTGGTACGAGGTGGTCGAGAGGCCCGAGGCCGTGATCGTGTCGTAGGCAATGTCCGTCTGGTTGTTGGCCCACTTTCGCTGCAGGGCCGCCATCCCGCGCCCATTATCCCAAATGTCCTGAAAGGAGGCCCACAGCCGGTTCCACTGGAGCCCCATGCCGTAGTAATCGGTCTCAAAGATCTGCTCCCCGGCCTCGACCGAGCCCATCTCGATCCGCTCGCCGAGCTGTAGCTTCTGGACCGTGATCGCGTGATACAGGTCCACGAGCCGGAAGAAGGGGCTTGACCGCTGGCGATAATCGTTGATCTGGTACATCACCGTCCAACGCGTGTCAACCGACTGCCGCTCGGTGTCTCCAAAGAAGACGGCCGTCGGAATGCCCTGATGCTCCTGCGTTGGAAAGAGGCTATCCTGCGACAGGTGAACTGTGCGGGTCTCCGTGATGAGGTCCCCGTAGAGCTGCATCCGATCGTTGAACGCGTTGATCGCCGCCGCCCGCTCGGACGGGTCCTCCGAGGTGAGCATCTCGAACATCTGTCGTTCAGACAAGCGCTGCTCGGAGTCAAGCCGGATCAAGTCGTCTTGCGGGTGAATCGGCACTGTCTCGCCGCGCGTCGACGGCGTGCCGGCCTGCAGGCTCGTGGCCGACTCAGGATTGGCGCGAGGCGCGAGCGGAAGGCGCACCGGATCGGCAAAATCGATAGGCATAGGTCTCGGTCAGTAGTCGTGAAGAGAAACTCTAAGTCAGTTTGATTTAGGCCACGTTCTCGTTCGTAAGCACGGCCCGCACGCGAGCGTCCCCTGAAGCAGCGTCCTCGTAGGCGTGGCCCACAATCGGGTTGGGGGTGCCAGCGTCGGCATCTACAGCGTCATTGGCGCTGTCGTAACGCACAACGTCCCCGCGGCTAAAGGCAACGGCCTCCTTCGGCACGTCGACGCCGGGGGCAGGCACGCCCACGAACAAGAGGCCATCTTCGCCGTCGGGCGTATCCTCGTACACGACGCCGACCTTATCGCCCACTTGATGGAGATCCCCTCCATTTAGCTTTGAGCCGGTGCCGTTTGTGAACGGGAGCGTGTCGACCTCGCCGTAGTCGGCCTTGAGGTAGGTGAAAGCGGACATGTCTTGTAAAAGCTGTCAGTTGTATTCAGAGCGAAACAGATGCGACTGACGGACTACTTCACGGCGTCCCCGTAAACCCCATTCGCGGGCGAGTTGGGGGACTTGCCGGGATCAATGGCCGACTCGGTGGAGAGCTCCTCCTCAGCCGGTGCCCGGTCCCAGTGCTTCTTGAGGCGGTCCACCGGAAGGCCCTCTAGGAACTCGCGCTCGTCCTCGATTTCGTCTTCGCCCTCAAGGTCGCCAGCGAGTTTCTTGTGCCGGATGATGTCGGAGGCGATGACGTCTCGGGCCGTGTCCAGCTCGCTTCGTGTCCCTTCAAGTTCCTCATTGAGCTCTGAGACACGGTCCGCCTGCTCGGCGAGCGCTTCGAGCTGTTCGGTCTCGTCGGGCGCGTGCTCATCTTCGAGGTGGAAGGTGCGCGTCACACGCTCACCGTCTTCGTTCTGGGTTCGGACGTTCAGCTGTGCCATAGTCTCAAGTCGGTCATTCAAATGGGATGAAAATCAGTTAGCTTGCCCCAGCGCCCCGCACGGCTCCGAGGCCGACGCGGGCAATGCCTTCGGCCTCCAGTTCGTCCCGGAACGACTCCGGGTCGCCCACATCAATCTCGAAGTATGGGCGGCTGCCGCTCGCGCCCAAGGACTGTTCGGTCCACTGCCCCCCCGCAAACTCAATGCTTGTGTGGCGGATCACGCCGGTCTGCATGTCACGGATGTCTTGAAGCCGCTGGTTGGAGGCGTCCAGCGTCGGAGCAAACCAGTCGACGGCAAGCCACGTCGCCTCTACGCCGCGCACCTCTGCACTCCGCTCAAGAGACGCCCCGAAGGTGGCGCCGACCTGTCGCTCGCCGTCGTGGTGCAAGTTCATCGTGCGGCCCTCCGTAAAGTCGCTACCCAGCTTCTGCAGAGCCGCTTCCGTAAAGCGCAACGGGCGGCGCATCCCCTCCTCCGGCCCAAGGTCATGGACCGCAAAGTCTCGGAAAAGCTCGATGTCTTCTGGTTGCAGTTCGATGTCGGAATGCTGCTCGTTGATCGCCTCAAGACGACCATCCGTAGTGTCCAGCTGTGCCGTGCGCCTCGTTTCGTAGGTGGCGCTCAGCCGCTCGCCCTGCTCTGCGCGGGAGCGGAGCGCCGAGAGCCTGCCAGGCAGGTCGGACTTCGTCTCTGTCTCATCCGACGTGTACAGGACCGTGACGGCCATGAGTGGGCACTAGCAAACACAAAAACGCCTCACCCTTGAAATGAAGTGAGGCGTGTGCGCGTTGCTCCACACTTTGTGGCACAGGGCTACCGCTCGCCATACACCACCTTTCGTACGGTAGCTGTGCTACAGGAGAATCGTTGCGACAGAAGCCGAAAAGCCTCGTCGCGACCGTGCTGGTCCCGCAGGCTTGGGTAGTGCTCCCGAATCAATAAATTTCTGTTTACCTGCCGGACGCGTTTTAGGTCTTTCTCCGACGCATTGTGCGGCGCATCAAGCGGCCCTTTCTCTAAAGGGTCATCCAGTGATGTGCTACCCTCGGGTCTAGCCATTGGGGCGCTCAAAAATCGGTTCGGGATCTGACTTCATGACGCCGTTTCGAATCTCCAGTTGTGTCCAGTTCTGGGCCCTGTCCAAACACGTCTGGCAGTGCTCAGCGATGCCCAGCTTCCAGGTCGCGTTGAAGTCTTGGTTCTCTTTTGAGAGGATCTGAATTGCCCAGCGGCACTTGTCCCGTGTCATGCAGATCGTGGTCCCATCAGCAGGCATCGCCGGAAGTACAGAAGGCTTCAGGCCCACCTCGGCGGTGTAGCCTGCCTGAAAACTCTCGCGGGCCGCGGCGCCGTACTTCTGTGCGCGGTCGTTCATCTGCGCAGTCGATAGGTCCTCTCGCTCAACTTTGTCGATTTCTCGCCGCCACCGTCGGAGGAACCGGAACTGTCTCTGAACGATCGCGCCCACCTCTCCCCATGCGCCGTTGGGAATCTCGCCGAACCGACCGCTCCACCCGATTGCGTAGGCCGTGGTGTGCAAGTCTTTGACCTCCCCCATCATGCGCCGGAGCCACTCATCACTGCGGATGCGCTCGTTGGCGAGCTGCTGATTGAGCTCGATGGCGAGCTGCTGAAACATCTCTTGGCGCTGGGCAAGCGCCTGCTCTTTTTGGGCGAGCCGCACCGGGCGCGGTGCCATCTCAATCCGGCGGTCTCCTGCCAGCGAAAAATCGCGAAACTCAAACCGTTTGCGGACAAACGGCTTCGTGCGCGACGCCACTGGTTCTCCATCCCCTCCAGCTCGGAGCAACACGGAATTTGGCCTGCGAAGCCCGTCGGCCGGACTGTCCGGCTCGGAAGGGTCGGGCACCTCGTCAGGAATGCGCTCCACGACGAACCGCAGCGCCGGGAACACCACGACTGCACCGCGGAGCCGATCAAACTCGCGCGCGATCGAATCGGCGGTTGGCCTGGGCGTCGGTTCGGGTTCAGGCATGAGACTAATCGTCTGATTGGTACACCCCTTTCCGCTGAAGCATCTGCTCCGCCTCCCCAGAGAAGCGGCGCTCGCCATCTTCGGTGAAGGCCACCCCCGCGTTGTTAATCGCGATCTGCTCGGCCTGCGCCTCGGTCAGGTCCGCCTCGGCGCGCACCTTCTCGTCGACGATCGACAGCTCATCAAAGCTCAGGTTGAACTGCCCAACGTACTGGCTGTCGCCCCGGAGCGTGAGTTCAGTATTCAGAATCTCGCGGGCGAGCGGTCGCTTCAAATCATTTCGCTTTCCCGCCGCGACGGCCGCCACGAGACTCATGTTGGTTGAGCGGTTCGACCCGAGCCCATCGCCGACCTGCGTGATGGACGGATACATCCACGGTGGCGTGTGGGAGTGCTCGATTATCTGTGCGGCGAGGTGGCCTTGATGCTCTTGCACGAAGCCCATCAGCGTCGAGTCGATTTCTCCAATCACCTCGGAGGAGAGCTTTCCGCCATCGACGTATGAGTACATGTCGCCCACATCGCCCTTACGACGCGACTTCATGGTCGCCTCCATGCCCTCCTTGAGCCACACGAGGGCTTGGGGCACGTCCTGCGCCGACTGGTCTTCCTCTTCTGGTGAAATGGTAACCGTCTCAAACCCCGCGTCCGGGTCGAACTCCAGGTTGAAAAGCATGCTCGGGTCCCCAAAGCGCCACCACCCATTGATTATCGAGTCCATGATCCGAAGGAACGCCTCCCCCACCTTCTTCAGAGACCACGCCATCGGATACGGCCACTCGCTCTCGGTCGACGGCCGAAACGCGAGCGACTGCACGGTCGGTCGGTTATCAAGCCGGCTCAGTTCCGTACGGTCCACATCCGGCCGCTCTAAGAGCGATGGATCATTTTGGTAGAGCTCAAAAAGACCGTCTACGTTGCGGTCAGCCGTGGACAGGGAGCGCGTGTTTGGCACCACGAGGCGACTGATCGAGCGCGCATCGTCGGAGACGATCATCTCCCCAGCCGAGAGGCCGTATTCGTCGGCGTTCTCCGCGAGCATGTTCAGGTAGAAGTCCCCACCTCGGAACGACGCTTCTCCGTCGAGTCGCCCGACCGAGACCCCGTCCCAAAAGGTGCGAAGCTCATCCTCAAGACCCTCATCCTCGGACTCGATTACGAGGTTGCCTTCTAGCTGCCGGCGGTTGCCAATCGCCGCGTCGAGAGTCGGAATGTACTCGCGCATGACGTGCCACAGCAGAAGCTGGGTCTGGTGCATAGGCCCCGACCCCGGTAGGCGGTCAACGATCTTCAGGATCGGCTGCTGGTGCCTCTGTCCGATCTTGACAGGCGAGGTGTGGCTCAGGCGCGCGGAGGCGCTCTCCCAGCTCTGAAGTTCCTCAGAGGCCCGATGCCATCCAGCCGCGTGGCGCCGATGGACCGGGCGCGTCGGCAAGCGTGCGGACTGTAGCCTGCGGGCAGGCGTGCCGTTGTGGTTTGTCGCAACAGGGGCGCCATCGCCCGCCGCCGGCGCATCGATGGTGACACCGGTATGCGGATCTGTGACGCGCTCTGTATGTCCGTTCGTGGATAGCTCCATGAGATCAGTCTATCTGCGAAGAGAAACACCTGGATGCGAGTCGGCGCCATCGCGGGAGGAGTGGAGGCCGCCACCGCCAGCGGTTGAAGACACCGGCGCAAACGTAAGCGCCAGGCTGTCGAGCTTGTCCGGACTCCGGGCGAGAGCTTTCTTCATGGCCTTCTTCTTCATCACCTGAATGCCCTGCAGGTCGTCCCGCTCGTAGGTAAGGGCCGTGAGCTCCTCTTCAAGCTCGTCGTCGGGGGGAAGCATGGCATCTTCGGTGCGTAGCCACTCCCGCACCGCCCAGTACAGGTAGTCCCGCATCCGGTGGCAGTGGGCGTCGACACGCGAGTTTTTGTTCGGCTCCGGAGCGGACTCCCCGAACTGCACGCCCGTCGCGTCGCAATCGAGTTGCCGCGGCACTCCGTCCCCTACGCCGGTCACATCCACGCATGCGTGGGTTGGTGTCAGGCGCGGCAAGAGGTCGTTGACGTTCTCGGCACCCTTGCTGCTGTCGACGCCGTTCCAGGTGTGGTCCGGTCCGAATCGCCGCACGAAGTCACCTGCTCGGTGAGACACCGCATTCAGGTCGGCCCCCTCCGAGGCGACATCGTAGCCGAGACGGCCGCCGGTCGGCGTCTCTCCGTGTTCTTGCGTGTACCGCTTCCATCGCTGCTGGGCCCGCGTCACCCACTCTTCGCTGATCAGCTGGTCGGAGCCGACCGGCGGGTAGATCCCTAGCACCATGTGACACAGGCGGCCATCGGTGACAACACGGGTGCCCGCCTCCAGCGGCTCAGTCTCGGTGCCGTCGTCTTTCTCGGCCGTACACCCCACCAGGTGCTCCGGCACCTCAAACGTCTCCTTGCCAGTCGTGTCCTCCCCCTCGGCCACCGGCCGGGACCACTGGGCGATGCGGCACACGACCGTCTCGCGGGTGACGGCGCCGGGGATGATCTGGTCGCCTTCTACGACATTCTCGTGCCTCAAGGCCGAGAGGCGGATCACATTCGCCTCTGCATTCCGGACGCGCTGATAGACCCAGCCGCGCTTTTCTCTAGGGTTGAGGAGACAAAGAAGCCGCGCATCCGATCCGCCAGACATACAGGATTCGATACCATCGTAAACAGGCCTGGGGACTGCGTCCGCTTCGTCGACGATGAAGAGCAAGCTGTCGGCGTGCTTCCCGCTGAACCGTGCCTCTCTTTGCTTATCCGTGCCCGTCTGTGGGATGGTGAGCCCCGTCACTTTCTCTTTGGGGCGACTCTCGGCGTGCTTATCCCGCATCGTGTCCGCATCGAAAAGCGAGGGCGCCTCCTCCCCGGTCGCCGTGTCGATCTCGGCCCAGAGTCCATTGTCGAGGTTCGACTCCGGCGGGGCGGCGGCCGTGTACACCTCAACGCTTTCGGTGTCTTGCCGCGCAGCGTAGATTTTCCACCACGCCAGGGCCAAGCGGGCCGCGCCGTGCGTCTTCCCGGTCGAGTTGGCCGAGAGAACGATCGTGACGCGATTCTGCGCTACTGAGCGGACCATCTTCCGAATGCCAGCTGACAGGCGCACGCCAAAGGCCTCCTCAACCCACCCGGTAAAGTCCAGGTCTCGCGCAACCGTCCCCAGCGTCGCCTTTCGGCGCTCGCGGCGCTCTTTCTCGGCCTTAGCTCGGGTCTGAACACTAGTCATAGCACATCCTCTGGCGGTTCGCCAGCCGCCAAGCGCTCGATTTGCTGATCTGTGAGTTCCGAGAGATCAATGTCGTGAGAGTGCGCAATCGGGGCACCGCCCGGGCCGGAGTGCTCCATCCGATTGGTGAAGTCCCCGCCCCGCTCCCTTGCTGCCTGCTCCAGTGCCTGGAGGGAGTCTTTCTCGCTAGTGTCCTCGTCCGTAGCAATTTCTTGGAGCTGCCGGAGGCGCCACAGTTTTTGCGCGATGGCGACCCGACGAGCGTCATTGTTGAACCGTTCTCGGGTCTTCCAAAACAGCTCTTCCCACTGCTGGCCAGTCCTGTCGCTCCGTGTCGGGTCGTAGTGTTCAACTTGTTGCCGCCCAACGTTTTTTCCAAATTTATTGGTGGCCCATTCCGCAACCTCCGAGGGCGTCTCGTAGCACGCAAGACGCTGGACAATTCGCCGCCGCTCTGAGTCGCTCAGTTGCGCCATATCTGCAAACATATGCAAGACTTTCTATCACAACCCCGGCACCACCGTCGTCACCAGCTTAAATCGTCACCGAGCGTTTACGTACTGCCCCTGCTCCAGCCACGCGGTCACCTCAGCGCCGTTCTTGGGCACGAGTTGGATGCGCGTTCCGACCGGCATCACACGCTCGGCTGTGTTCTCACTCAGCGTGGCGATCGTCCCGCCCGTAACGGGAGTCCCCTGCTCTGGGACATCGTTTACGTCTAAGTCACCTGCCGCGTCGAAGCGCACGGTCAACTTAGCAACCATCAAGGCCCCGTACGGGACGTCTACGGTTGTAGTGCTTGTGATACCATCTGCTATTTTTTCGGCCATTGGTCTAAGTGTTGATTCGAAGTCAGATCAGCGGCTCGGTCTCGTGCACCTCCAGCCCAGCGTCCGACAACGCAAGCGCCTGCAGGTCCCCCGTTCCCACTTTCGTCTCCGTCACCTGCGACCCATTCCAGCCAAGCCGGTAAACGGTGCCTTGCCCGTAGGGGTCGTCGCAAGCATAGATGGTCAGCACAGGCGGTTCCTTCAGCCGCTCGTAGACCAGATCCACATCGATGGGCTTGCCGTCGAAGCTCGGGTGATCCGCGAGCGTGTTTGCGGCGCGGTGGGTGATCGTGGCTCCGCCGTCGGCGCTCAGGGGCTGCCCCTCCGAGAAGGTCGTTGAGCCATCGAGCGGGTCCCACTCGGCGGCAAAATCGTCGACATCGGACACGACCGTGGTGTCTGCTATGCAGTAGAGTCGGACATGAGCCATTATAAGGAGTACCAGTCTTGAATATGGCTTCGTATCTTTGATCTTTGATTGGCCGATAGCTTTGAATCTAAAACAATCCCTTCGTTTATCAAGCCTTTCCAGTATCCCCCACCCCTGTTACTGCCTATTGTCATATCTTTGAAAGTCCCGTCTCCTGCGTTACCTTGAACAACTGATTTCCCATCAATAATTAATTCAGAACTTGCACCGTCAAAAACCGCTTCAAATATGTGATCATTTTGGTCGGCTGTACCATCAGTTAGAAGGTCTGTATCATAAACCTGCCAATCCGACGATAAGCTTCTTATTATCTGTCTCGTACTGTTGGTATTATTTACATTTCCGTCTACAATGGCTTCGGTGCTTGGTGACGTGTTTAGTGATGCAACCCAAAAATGAGTTGCGGGAGATGTAGCAAAGCTATTGTTGCTTATCATTTGATCATCACCTCCGTCCAAGACCGCCCCCCACCGCCCGCCAATCGAGTTTTTATCGAGCGTCGGCTGATCGGCGGTTGTGGTTTGAATGGCGTCGTACTCGTTCCCGGAGGCATCAAAGAGCGTCGGGATCGAGCCGCTATTGATTTCAACGGCGGAGGCGGACACGAAAAGAACCAGATCCGACAGGCCGACGCCGGAGAAGCCTTTGACCGTCCGCAGGATCGGGTCGTAAAGGCCCTCCATGGAGTCGTCCTCGATAGAGCCGTTTTCGCCCTTCACGCGGTGGCGGAAGGTCTTCGTTCTTGCAAGAAGCTCTTCGCTAGCCCCGAGCGGGTCGGTGAGCTTGGCCACCATCGGCCCTGCGCTGATCCCGTCGCTAAGTGGCTCTGTCAGTCCCATGTCTCTAGCTGGGTAGTGAAAGCGGATTGATCGTGCCCCATCACCAACTGATCGTAAAAGGCCGAAGCTCAACGCCGAAGGTCACGCCGCGGCTACTGGCCGCCTGCATATACCCCGCGCTCAGCGTGACCCTCTTCCACCGCAGGTTCGCCAGCGCGCTTGCCTGAAGCCCTGTCGGCGTCGTCGCCGCGGACACGCTCGGCCACAGGTGCCAATCGTCACTGGGAATGTCGTATCGGTTCTGTGTCCATCGCTGTGCGCCGGTGTCGTAGTACGTCAGCGTCACCTCGTCTCCGATGTCGACGGGCGAGGGGGGGATCACACCCTGTACCCTCATATCCGTCGGTACTTGCGTAACCAGAGTGTCTACTTGCGTAACTGTGTCGTATCTGACCACCGTGCGCGGCACCGTCTCCGTTACGGTATCCCATTTCGTGATCGTCCGCTCTACCTCCACCGTGTCGGTCTGGGGGCTTGGCTCCGGCGCTGTCCACTGGCCCGCCTGGTAGCCGAGGGCTAGCGCTGCCAGCAGCAGGACAGCCCCCCCGAGCCATGCGGCGCTCTTCGTAAGTGAGGCGAGCCAAGAAGGCATCAATTTCGGTCAATCAGTTCTCCTTTCAGCAGAATGGCATAGTTCACTAGGTCATCGCACGCATCCTCTACTGGCTCGTCTTCAACCTTCAGGTTCCCACGCTCCACGAACGACTGCACCCGTTTCACCTTGTCAAGCATCCGCATGAGGATGCCCTTCGCGGGGTCAACTCCGATCGCCTTCGCGGTGCGAAAGTTGGCGAACGGGTCGTCGCCGGACCCACCGGCATAGTCCTGATTCTTGGCCTTCATCATCTCGCGGCAGCGCTCACACGTATCTTCGTGTAGTTCCAGAAGATCATCACGGGTCATGGTGCAGGTGTAGGCAATTTGTCGTAGTCCTCGTAGATGCGCATGACGACCTTCACAGGTGCCGTCGGGGGCCAGCTGTCGACCCCAAGTGCATCGTGCCATGTCTCGACGTCGTACATCAGTAGTTGCGCGTGTCAATCGGAAAGACCGCGGTGAGGCCGTCGTCACTGACCCCGTGGCAAGTAGCAATGTCTTTCTTCTCCTGCGACAGCCGAACCCCAAGACTCTCCACGAAGTCGTCGGCCGGTTTTGGGCTCGGGCTCACGATGATCGGCGGGCCGTTCCACGGAATACGGCCGCTGACGTGGTAGTGCCCCATGTAGGCAATATCGTAATCGTGGTCGATGAGTGTCGACTGCCACTCTTTTCGTCGAGCCGACGTCTCGGCCTGAGGCCGGCGGTGCTGGCCGTGCCGTAGGTGCCCTCGCATCGCCCCGCCTCGAAGCTCAAAGTTCCGATAGGGCCGGGCCTGTCCAATCCGAAAGCAGACATTTCGGAGCGCCCCGCCGTGCTCCTGAATCTGTGCCACACAGTTCCGGATGTGTTTGTACAGGATCAGGTCGGCGTTAGCCTGCCGGGATGTCCCAGACGCCCGGTGCTGGCCGTGATTGCCGACCTGACACACCGCCTGCACGACCCGAAAGCGCTGCGAGAACGCCTTGAGCTGCCGAATGAGCGGACCCACGAGCGTGTCGTGCTGCTCGTCAAGCCATGCGTCGAGGTCTTCAAACTGACCAGCATAGATGCCTTCATTGGTTACGAAGTCTCCGCCCCACAAAAGGTGGCCGGTGTCGAAGCTCGTCCCGTGAACGTCAGCTAAGACGAGCGCTTGGCGGGTCGCGTAATCGATGATGTCCGGGATCTCATCCGTAGAGTAGACAACCGTGCCGTCATCTTTACGGACCCGATCGCCGGCATGCAGGTCGGTGAGGTGGAGCACCCAGTCTTCCTGCTCTTCAGTCCGGGGCAGGTCCGGGTCGAGAAGCTCAAGTCCGCGGTACTCTCGGACGAGCTCGTTGTGGCGCATCTCCCACCAGCGGTTGGCCTTCCGTGTCCGGGTTCCCTTGTGCTCCGAGGACCGCAGGACGTTATCCCCCTCAATCGCTACCATGCTCGCGGTATGGTCGACGTACACCTTCCAGCCCTGCCGTTTCAGATCCTTCAGGTGCTGCCCGACCACAGACGGCCGAGTGCCGAGGTCGTCGACCAGACCCTCCAACGCTGCCCCCTTTTGGAGTCGAGTAGCGATGTAGCGCTCACGGTCCGTCAGGTCCGACTCGCTAGGGTCCTCACCGCGGTCAACATCGCCTAACTCATTTTCAAGTGCCGACAACGGATCTTCCTCCGCATCTAACGGGCCGCCGTAGGACTCCTCTGTGACCTCCTCAAGCCACTCTGTCAAAGAACATAGGCGCTCGTCGTCTTTGTCGTGCGTCTGATACTCCCCCTCCTGCCTCGGGTCTCGGTTGCGCCACCGCCGGTGGCTGTTGCGATTCATTCCTATCGCTTCAGCCACCTCGACATGAGTGTGATCCGTCTTCTTGGCCACGCTGGCAGCCTCCAAGATGAGCTCGTGGAGCGTTCGGTCCATGCTATCGAGTGAGGATGAGCCCAAACGCGAGGCGTCTCAGTCTTTGATCTTTCCACTGCGGAGGATGCGCCCAACCGGCACTCCCACGCAGCCAAAGGGGGCCGGTGACGTGTCTCTCGACCTCTAGCCTGCCAGTAAGGGCGCGGTGACCTAGGCCCTGCACATTGATTCCTGCGCGCCAGCGTCCCCACTCATACCCTGCCTGCGCCCGCAGCCCGGGCCACGGGAGCGTGAGGCTCTTCCAGCGGACGAGTGGCCCGCGCAGCACGAGACGAAGCCCGCGGTGCTCAACCCTCACGTATGGCCGAATGCCGCCCCAGTAGCCCAAACTCGGAAAGATCGGGGTCCGGTCCCAGTCCGGGGCGTTGCCTGAGCGGCCAACCACCCAACTACCCGGAAAATGATCGTGACGTGGTTCCTGATCTTTGTGGCGCCACACGTGGTGCACGGACCGCCGGTCGTATTCAGCGCCAGCCTCCACCCAACGGTAGCGCACACCGAGGCTCACGCCTTGCCGACGCGAGTACACCTTCCCAGTCTCGGCGTTGAGCATTGCATGACGCAGGATCGCATCCGACGCGCCCCAGCGCTTGAGGCCCAGTTTTGCTCTCGCCACGACCGGCCCCCACTCGGCCATGAGGTCGGCGCGCGCGTGCATCGCGTGCTGATAGCCGCGGGTGTCGGACGCCCACGCCATCACGCCGCCCGTGCCATGAGCCTCAAAGGCGGCCTGTGCTCGCGCACAGTCCACCATGACCCACGCGATGAGCGTAATGATCAGAAGGCG